CTTCCAAAGGGACCACTTGGCAGAGAGATGATCACAAAGCTTCACGTATACGCTGGTGCAGATCACAAGCATCAGGCACAGAAGCCAGAAGTATTAGAGATTAAGTACTAAGAAGGAGGAGATTAACAGATGGCTAAGACAACAAAGTTCTATGGAACAGGAAGAAGAAAAAGCAGTATCGCCAGAGTTTACATCACTCCAGGTACTGGTAAGATCGTTATAAACAAGAAGGATATGGATGAGTACTTTGGCCTTGATACACTCAAGGTTATCGTAAAGCAGCCACTCGTTGCTACAGGCACAGAGGGTAAGTACGATGTACTCGTTAACGTATGTGGTGGTGGTTTCACAGGTCAGGCTGGAGCTATCAGACATGGTATTTCAAGAGCACTCCTTGAGGTTGATGCTGAGTACAGACCAATCCTTAAGAAGGCTGGATACCTTACAAGAGATCCAAGAATGAAGGAGAGAAAGAAGTACGGTCTCAAGGCCGCTCGTCGTGCTCCACAGTTCTCAAAGAGATAAGGAACGATCAAATTCAGATTTTCAAGAACCCGCAGAAATCAAGTGTTTCTGCGGGTTTTCTTTATTTTGCGCCGGCGCAAAAACCACCCAGGAATACCCTATTTTTTCGCTACTAGTAACACACTAGAAACACACTAGTAACACTCTACAAGGTGTTATGTGCATAACACTTTTTAATATTCTTGCGTAACTCAGGTTTGGACTTAGACCAGAACTGTGAGGTGCCATCTTCATATACAAAACCATCCTTGAGCGTGACTGTGTAGCCATCCTTCGTGTTGCCGGTAAGCGTTCTGATCATTCTTCTGTACTTATCAGCAATCTGCATTCTGTCAAAGATCTCCACTTGATTACCGGCTACCAAGCGACAGATATATTCATTCAAACTCAGACCATTATCAGCGGCCAGGGCTTTCCATTCCTCCTTGGTGCCCTTAGGGACTTGGAGGGTTATTCTGTCGTATTTATTTTTTACATAGGTGTTGATGTATTTTGACCTACTCATATCTTATTTATCGCCTCCAGCTTAAGTGGCAGTTCAATGTGTGTATATACGGTTTCTGTGACTCCCTGGCCCTTATGTCCGACTATCGACCTTACGATTCGTTCATCGACTCCGGCGGCGGTTAAGAGGGATACGCATGTGTGCCTTGCATCATGCGGTCTATGACCCTCATATACTGGATCCTTTTTCCCTTCAACAACGATAAATTTCCCAAAGCCGAGCTGAATCATGAGAGGAATCCAGTAGGAGTCATAATAGTTCTGATAAGTAAAAGGCTCTTCGTCAGGGGTACAGATAAGGTTGTCACAATCCTTTGCCATCCAGTATTCAAATAAAGGGTATATTTTGTCTGCGATTGGAACTTCCCTGATTCCTGCATTTGTTTTTGATTCCTTCACATAGAACCATCGTTCATTTATGTGTATATCTTCTTTCTTAAGCTCCAGGAGCTCGCCTATACGCACACCAGTGTATATAAGGATCAATACAACAGATAAATAGTAGTTGGACTTGTACAGGCTCCAGAGGGTCGTTATTTCGCGTTTCGTGAATGGCGTTCGTTTGATAGAGTTCGGGTTTCCTGGCTTAGATATATCGACATACCTGACCATATCCCTTTTATCCTGTGGCACAATCTCATGGATCACAGCGTAGTCATACACAAGTCCAAATAAGATTTTCAATTTTTTCAAGGTAGGTGTATTTTTACCGCTTTTATCAACAACCTTCTGCAGGTGATCCAGCTTTATCTGACGCATTGGCATATCCTTGATATCATCACACAATGCATAAGCCGCCTTATATCCATTGATGTTTGACTTGCTTACGTTCTCGAAGTGTATATCAGACCACTTATCATAGACCTCGGCAAAGGTGATAGTATCGTGGTGTAGATCATAGGGATCCTTATTATATTCGACCAGAGCAGTCAGAGCTTGCGCTCTTGTCTCGTAGTAGCCAATAAAGCTGTAGATAGGATATGATTTTCCTCGTTCTTCATCAAATGTCCAGCCGACAGTCTTGCGGGCTGCCCACGGCTTTCGTCGGTTGCCAGACAATTTGTAAACGGATCCGAAACCGTTCGCATTCCTCATACTTCATCATCCTTCCTAAAAAAGGGCATAAAAAATAAGCCCTGTTAAAATCCGAAGGCTTATGATATAATCATATTGCGATTTACGGTTATTCATAAGCCTAGTTTGTGGGTAACTTGTCCTCCGGGTGTTGGTAGCACCTGGAGGATTTTTTTATATATTGTATTGGCCATGCTTAAGGATTCTCAGACACCTTAGAGCGCCGGCGCAATCTAGTTAGATGCCTGTTTTAACAGGGCATCTGTAAGCACTTTAGAAAAGTTTACATTATTCTTTTCGCCGTAGGTATTGAGCCATGCCGGAATAGTTATATTCTTGCGAATGGACTTACTTCCATATCGTTCTGAATAGGCATCAATATCTAATACAAGAAAATTGGCAAATGATCCTTCAGGAATGGTAATAGATGATGGATCACTTGGACGTGGAAAACTATGACCATCTTCAAGTTCTCCGAGGATCCAGCCAGATGCGGCATCCTGTCCCATTTCAATAGCCTCAGCAAGACTATCTCCCTCGGTAACACATCCCGGAAGATCTGGCACCTCAACGGTATAACCCTCACCATCTTCAAATGGTGTAAATATTGCTTTATATACTAACTTCATAATAAAACCCCTTTCTATGTGTAACCAGCAGGGCTTATTTAAGCCCTGCCTGTTTCAATATTGAATTTGCTGTTCCTTTGCTTACATCACCTTTATGTATTGGAACTGTAACCTTACCAGGTTTGTTAGGGTGTTTGTACTGCCTGTGTGAGCCAACCTGCTTGACTGCAATCCAACCATCTTGGAGAAGAAGTTTTTCAAGTTCTCTGACTGTCATTTCTTACCTCCTTATGATTATATTATACGCACTATGCGTATAAAAGTCAAGGGAAAAATACGTATAATACGCATTTTTTTGAGCTTTCCTCTCAGCTCCACAACCTTTCCAATGATCCTCACCGGGTTAGTTGCTACCTCTTCCTCAGTGAACATCATTGGCTCGTGGCATATTATTTATTCCTTATTCTTTATGTATAAAGTAACCTGAACACCAAAATCATGATCTTTTTTTGATATAGTATATTTACCGTCATCATTCTCACGTATGATCTTAAATGGACCTCCGTATATTTCGGCAAAGGCATATACAATAGTGCCAGAATCCAAAAGACGTTTTACTTTTGCACACTTCTTGGATGGAACATATCCAACATGTGTGTCATCCACATAAACAGCGATGGCATCGGGGTCGTATTGATTATCTGGCTCTGGAATTAATTTAGCCTCGCCGCCGCCGTTTTCATATTTATAGATAGGCTCATCTATCATACCTAACTCAACGAGTTCCCCTTTGGTCATATCCCAAAAATAATCTTCGCTAAGAATATCGTAAAAATTCTCTTTTCTAAAACTGGTTCCAGAAACTTTAAAATCGTAGTCATCATCATAGTCAGGCATTACAAAGCCGGTTTTCTCGGGCTCATTCACAGAATCAGTTGCATCGGCTTGAACTTGAGGCTCAACAACTTGAGGCTCCGCAACTTTAGACACTTGAACCTGAGGTTCTGATATCTTGTGTTCAGTAGATGGCAGCGGTTGAGTGGTTTGAGGCTCTGGAATCACAGGAGTTTGAACTCTCTGAGGTTCCTGCATGATCTGCGATGGTGCTGGAGCTGGAATTTGCGGCTGCGCATATGTCATTGCTGCAGGCATGGCGGACGGTGCCATAAATGGCGGAACGGGATTCGATGATGGCAGTATCGGGGTTCCGTGCTTTAGCACCCACTTGCCGTGAAGATACATGCACGTGAATACGATGGCAAGGATGAAAAACAGCAACAACCATAACGAAACATTCCAAAATGCTACAAAAAATGCTATAAAAGATACGAAAGCCAATGCACCAAATAAAGTGGTTTTACCTTTCAAGGCTTTTTTTAAATAACTTTTCTTTTTGTACATAAAATCATACATAATAATCCCCTCCTATAATTTCCCTCTTAATTCCACAACTTTCCCAATGATCCTCACCGGCTTGGTTGCTACCTCTTCCTCTGTGAACATCATCGGCTCGGCCTTTCCACTTCAAGAAACAAAAGTACTTACTATTTAAAGATACAAGAGCCAGGCTCGTGGCATATTTGACAAGTCTCTTACATGTGGCATCATAGCCATTGACCATTGCAATGACAATATCACCTGAGTCTGCATCTTCCTGTTGTCTTACAATGACAACATCACCGTCACATATTCGTGGCTCCATGCTGTCGCCCTTGATCTGCAGAGCGAAGAAGTCACCAGTCTTTGCCATATCCTCCGGAATCTCTTCGGTGTCTATGATTTCAGTTACTGCATTGATCGGGATACCAGCGGCAACACGACCGAGAACCGGGATTTTCCGAGCCTGTATTGCTTGCGATTGTTGGGGAGTATTAACTTCAACCTTTCCATCTAATAGAGCAAACAAATCATCAAAATCCATATTCATACCTTGGGCAGCTTGCCGAATACATTGAATGGATGGGGATATCTCTTTTCCTGTTTTTGGATGTCTGTTTTTCTCTAATAAAGAGATATAGGCCTTACTTATTCCACTACGCTCAGAGAATGCATCCATACTGAGAGCATGGTCGTTTCTGTATCTTTTTATAATGTCACCAAGTGTCATTCGATCACCTCCGTTGTTTAGTATATTGTACAACGACAGTAAAATAATGTCAAACATTTTGAACAAAAGTTATTGACTTTGAATGTTCAACATGTTAAACTACACAATGTCAAACAAATTAGACAAAAAAAGAAAGGAGGCTGAAAAGTGGAATATAGAGTCAAGGAGATCCGAGAAAGTGCTGGAATAACACAGGAAGACTTAGCTATGAAGTCAGGGGTATCCAGAACGATCATATCGGGTCTTGAGAGCGGAACAATAAAGGAAACATCGACACGAACACTTAGAAAAATAGCGGATGCACTTGGCAAAAGTGTAAGCGAGTTATTTTTTTAATTACAGCGTCTAACATGTTAAACACGTGGGCTAGAACAACGGAGGTGAGAAGTAATTGGAATACAAAGAGTGGGAAACACAGAGAAATGCAGCTCTCGATGAGTTCAGAAAATTCATAAAGACGCTGCCATCAAAGGGATTCACAGTGAAACAGCTTGAGATGATCGGCAACAACGCACAGGACGAAGTCCAGCGCGTCATTGCCGATATAGAGAATCGGTTAGTGCTTACTGAAGATCTGAGCGACCTTCTTAAATAGTGGAAAGGAGAATGAGAATGTTCAACATGGAGAAGTTAGACGAAACAATTGAATACATAGAGGACTCGATAATGGACAGCGGAGCATCGGCGGAGACTATAGCCGCCCTGGCGAGCTTGGTGCAGGCCAGGACGGTAGCTGAATCACATGTTCACTACAACAAAGATGTGGTCATAGACCCGGAGGAAATTGGTCGGACTATTAAACAGATCACTCAGTAGAGGAGAGAGTTCAATGACACCAACTATAGCATTGGCGACAGCAATAGTATATATCACATCTGCGATTGCAATAGCCGTTATGAGAAAGCTGGATAGAAGTAAAAAATGGTATCCGCCGTATGTCATAACGATATGCGTGATTTATACGATGTTCATATATTGGTACACAAAATAGAATGGTGCAGAATTTGGCTCTGGCGGGAGCCTGTAAGGGAAGTATAACACAAGAATTCAAAGGAGAGAAAAGATGGGAAACACAAAATGGAAATTACCGATAATAATCGGCACCGGAGTGATAGCAGTAGCGCTCATGGTAGTGCTTGGTATTCAGAGCTCACAGAACAGGGCGATAGCCTTGGAGGAGCAGGTGAATACGGCATCATCAGATATAAAAGTCCAGGAAAAGCGAAGGGTTGACCTTGTATACAATCTTGCAGACTGCGTGAAACAGTACGACACGCATGAATCAGAGACGCTAAAAGCTATAGTGGATGGGCGGGGAAATTCCGCAGGAGACATTGAAAATGTTACTACAGCCATCACGGCGGTAGCCGAGGCGTACCCGGAATTGAAGTCGAATGAGAACTACAAGACATTGATGAACGAGCTGTCAATGACTGAGAATCTGATAGCTGAGTACCGGAGTAACTATAACAAGCAGGTCAAGGAATATAAAAGATATGTGAGAAAGTTTCCATCTAGGTTATTCCTGGGAATGCTTGGGTATGAGGTACAGGAATATGAATACCTTAACTACAATGCGCCTGTTGATGCTCCACAGGATCTGTTTACAGAGGAGTAGCGTATGAATTTTGAGATCACAAAGCGAGAGGTCCTTGCAAGTATTTCGATAATTGCGGTGATGATCATGATAGGTATCTTTATTTCAAACAAGATATCCGAACATCAGATGGACGAGAACGAGCAGTATAACAAAGCAGTCAAAATAAATAGCCAGGAGCTGCTTCAATACGGCATGGACACCAACGTTGGTAATGCATTTGTATATGGAGAGCTTAAAGCAGTTGATTCAGTTACATACCCGGAGCTTGGCGGGGAATATATGTATGTGAAAAAGGTTAAGGAAATTTACACACAGCATACACGGACAGTAACGACCGTTGACGGCAATGGGCGAACACATACCACAACACAAACATACTGGTCGTGGGATGCCGTGAGCAGTGAGGATATCAAGTGTAAAGAAATAACCTTCTGTGGAGTGAAATTCCCCTCAAATAAGGTTGCGCTCCCCTCAAAGAAATACATCAACACGGTAAATGAATCATATTACGTGAGATACAACTACTACGGTATAGGTACGAGCTATACAGGAACGATTTATACAAAGCTTATGAACGGCACAATTTCAGATAACAGCAGATTCTTCAATGGCTCAAACATAGAAGAGACAATCGACCATCTGGAGTCAGGTGTTGGAACTGTGATATTTTGGATCATTTGGATTATAGCGACAATCGCTCTGGTGTACGGATTCTACTATTGGGGGAATGACTGGCTTGAGTAATCAACAGGGGTACAAATTGTACCCCAGAAGGAGTGTAGATATGGAATATATAGTAATAACTGCCGGCGTGTTCACAGGAATGTTGATATATCACATCTTGGCCGACATATACAAACGATGCAAGAGGCGCAAAGCGGAGAAAGAGATGCGGAGAAAAGCCTGGGAATTTTACAAGATGCAAGGCATAGGATCAGAGGAGGATGAGTGATGTTCATACTTAATAAAGACTGCAACGATGTGTACAACACGGATCACATTGTGAACATATATCGGGATGAGTGCACAATAAAGGTTTGTGCAGGTACGGCTACACGAGGAGGAGTTCTTGGCAAATACAACAATTATGATGATACACAGCTCGCATACAGCATGCTGATAAACGGTCTTAGACAGAATAATGGAGTGTTTGTTATGCCGAGTGACAAGGATCTTCTTATAAAAGCTACGGTATACCACCATCCTACAGGCAAGAAAACGAAAGGACATGGTGGTTCATGAAACAGAAGAGTATCAAAAGCATAAGACAAGAATTCCGTAAGGGCGGCGTATTCTACACGCCCCCAGAGCTCGCCGAAAAGCTTAAGGAGTATGTTGACATAAGCGTAAAAACTGTATACGACCCAACCTGTGGCGCTGGAAATTTACTGCGGGTATTTGACGATGACGTAGAAAAATACGGACAGGAGATTGATGCGGAGCAGCTACACGGAATAGATATTCCAAACTTCCACGGGGCAGCAGGTAACACACTAATGTGCGATGCGTTCCCAGACATGAAGTTTGACTGCATCGTGGCAAATCCGCCGTTCTCGGTCAAGTGGGAACCGGACAAGCTGGATGATGATCAAAGATTCAGCGCTGCGCCGGTGATGGCACCGCCGTCGAAAGCGGATTGGGCATTTATGCAGCACATACTATATCATCTCTCAGATGAGGGAGTGGCTGTTGTCCTGGAGTTCCCTGGAATACTGTACAGAGGGCAGAGAGAAGGCAAGATCCGGCAGTGGTTCATAGAGAACAACTACATAGATAGAGTTGTCAACGTCCCCGGAAATACATTTGAGGACACAGCAATAGCCACATGCCTGATAGTGCTGAGAAAGAACCGCACGACTACAGACATAGTGATAGAGAACGATGAAATGAGCCGCCCTGTTCCCCTGGAAGAGATAGTGCAGAATTCATACACATTGTCGCCAAGTACATATGTGTACAAAGAATCTGAAAGTATAAATCTGGATCCAGACGAAATAAAAGCAGATACACGAAAGTCGTTTCTTAGGACACTTAAGGCGACTTTGGATATGGAAATGCTTACCTGCAGTCTTGATGGAGGAAGCATACAACCGTTTATTGACGACATTAGACATGTATTAGCGGAATACGACATGCAACAGGAAGGAGAATAACCATGGAAGAAAAAACAGACGGAAACCGAATCACAGTAAACGAAGCGGCTAGATTGATGCAGGTGTCCCCACAGTTCATCAGAACGGGACTCCAGCGAGGACAGCTCCCAATTGGATATGCAGTTAAGAACAAGAGTAAATGGTGGTACTACATCTCGAAAGCAAAGCTTGAGGAGGCTATTGGATTGAGGGTGTAGTCCAGGACCTTTTCATCCGGGAGGCAGCAGTTGCTGTAGGCGGTTCGACTCCGCAAAGGTTCTCTATTGTCAGCGCGGACAAAAATACAAGGAGGTGACGATACATTGCAAAGAGCGCCACCAGAACCAGAAGGAGAAAGAAAATGATGAAGAACAAAGAAATCAAAAAAAGAAGAGCAATAAAAAATGCAATACTCTACACCGTGGTTGGAGCAGCGCTGCTGTCGGCAATCATGTCACTGTACAGCCTGCTCCGCATGGCGTGGAGTTGGAAAGAATTTGCTGTGCTCATGCCGGTGTTCCTGATCAGCGTAACAATACTTATTCTGTTCTTCTATGCAAATGACGGTTTCGTGGATGACTACGAGATCATGATGTATTACGACGAGGAGGATGAGCTGGATGAAGATGAGTGAGGCACTTGCGTACAGAGCCGGATCAGATCACATACAGATAATCAGAGCCGGCAACATGGTATTCACAGGCTATAAGACTTCACTGGAATTCATCAGAGGTGGCGCGAAGCTTGCCGAGCTGGGAATCACAGGAGATGAAGAAGTAAAGCAGTATGACTGCCACCTTGAGATCAAGCATAGGGATTATGAACGGCTTGGACTCATGAAAACCATTCGGCCGGACATGGACATGCCGTATAAGTTTCAGGACTTGATGCTGACCATGTGGTACAGGATTGAAATATAAAAAAAGACAAGCGTCTGCAAACGCCTGTCAGGGTGAAAAAGTAAAAATATATACTGTTTATATTATATCACCCAGCCTAAAAAAAGCAAGGAAAACAGGGACGTGGGAGCCCTGTTTCCTACTTGATTAAGTTATTAAATATATGACCAAAGAGGGTGATTACATAGTTAAGAGAAAGACATACCTCTTCCGGAAGAAGAACATCATCGAGGTGGAAGAGTACCACGATGGAAGATATGGATCACCGGGCAGGAAGAGACAGCCGAGAGCAAAACCGACACCGGAGCAGATGGCAATCATCAATCATCAGAGCAAGGTGAAGAGATGCCGGCATAAGCTCCTGGAATATTTCGATTCCGGAGATACGTTCCTGACACTCACATACGAGAAGAGGAACAGACCGCCCACGATGAAGGACGCAATAGCAGACTTCCAGAAGATGATTCGGAAGGTGAAGAGGGAATATACCAAGCGAGGGCAAGAGCTCAGATGGGTCCGTAACATAGAACAGGGAACAAAAGGAGCATGGCACATACACCTTGTGGTGAACGAGATAGGAGACACAGCATCGATCATCAAAAGGGTGTGGGAGAAAGGCGGTATATATGCTGAGCAGATCAGACTATCAGACAAGATATACGATGAGGACTTCAGCAAGCTGGCCGCATACATGACCAAGGATGAGAACACCACAGAGGAGAAGGAAGATGGCACTATGTCAAAGCCGAGAATCCGGCAGGCATCATATTCAACATCACGCAACATGCCACTGCCAGAGCCGAAGGTGGACAAGCTGCTCCACTGGAAGAGAGAACCGAAACCAAAGAAAGGGTATGAGATAGTCAGGATATACGAGGGCATCAACCCGGTTACAAGTTACTCATACCGAAGATACACGATGAGAAGGAGGGAGTAAATGGAGCGCATATACATAAGCGTGGACAGCGCATCAACCAAGGAGACGCACAAGACATACAGTTACATCCTGGAACACTCCCAGGGCGGCAGAGTCACAAGAGTGGAAGGCTCTGGAATGATATACGGCACATATCACGCAGCTACAATATCGGCCATCACGGTTGCATTATCCAGATTCACAAGACCTTGTGAGATAGAGATCATCTCAGCGGATGACTTTGTGCTCTCTATGATGACTAAGAACCTGGCACGCTGGGCGCTGGATGGCTACATGACAACAAAAGGGAAAGAAGTGGCAAACAGGGATCTGTGGGAACAGCTCTGGCCGCTGTACATGAAACACACAATAACGACAAGAAAGGAATAGAGATATGTTTGAGAGATTTGGCGAATTTGACAACTATACGGAGATCAACACACTTGCAGAGAACCTGTTTAACGAAGGGGATGAGCTTTCGATACATGCTCTAGCAAAAGAGAATGGAATCCCGGATGAATTTGCAGCAGAGTACGTGAAGGGCAATCTTCCGGAGCTTACGGACTCATTCACGGCAGGAGTAGGCAAGTTAAGCATTGAGGAGCAGGAGCTTAAGCCGGAGGGAATCATGGTGGACTGGGTTGAATACATCAGATGCCAGGCAGGCGATGACGATAACCTTGCCCTTGCCCTCAGGAAAAAGAACAAGAGCCTTAAGGGATGTATTGCCGAACTTCTCAAGTGGGGATTTGGCCATCAGAAGGATATCGACAAGGACATCTTAAAGGCAGCAGGTGTCAATGCGAGCCGTGTAACTCTGGGAATGCCCGGACTTGCCGAGGCGAAGAAGATCATAAAAGAATATTATCTCGGAAAGTAGGTGGACAGGGTGAAGAAGAAAGCGATAGAGAGGGTGCAATATATCCCGGCTGTGAGGGCGAATAAGTCATACGCATACACCGCATCAGTGGTCGTGGCGGATATATCCGGGGTGGAACACCTGCTTATAGACATATATACAAACACCAAGGAGGGGCGAAAACGCCCTAAGGTGCGTCTTGCTTATACAAGGACCGACTGGGGCATATACCGCATAGGCACAGGCGAGTGGAGCGCGGGATCATGCTACAGTGCCGACTACAGTGAAGAAGTATGGCATGAGGATGATGAACCCCGGCAAGCAAAGACGTTCATTCCCACAGATGGCGAGAATCTAATAAAACACTGGACAGAGTATAGCGATCCGTACGAAGACTGGGTTCAGGCACTCATGTCGTTTGAAGATAAAATCAAATGGAATCGACAGGAAAAGCGGTACAAGAACAGGCAGGACAGACTTGCCGCAAGGCAGGCAGACACCCCACCACTTCCAAACGATCTTAAGGCTTGGGCTGAGCGCAGAATGTTTCAATCCCATTTTCTGTACTACAAGAGACATGGAAGGTATGCAGATATATGCTGCTCAGCATGTGGCCAGGTATCAACCGTATGCACAAAAAGGTCTGAAACATACGAAGGACAGTTTGAACGAATAGTATATCCAAAGCATGGTACTGCAGGCACATGTCCACGCTGTCACAAAAGCGGCGAATGGATGGCTCAGGGTAAGACTAAAGGCGTGTACGACATAACAAAGTATGTGTATGTAGGCCAGCAGTACAAAGACAATGGTGCAGTTATAAGGCTGGTTGAGATAGATAAAATGATAACTCTTGACATTGTGCTTGAGGGTGACAAGGAGATCATGACAGGGGCAAAGGAGATCTTAAGTGTAAACGAGATAGTCAGAGAGTACATAGAACCAGGGAAAAAGCCACAGAGAGACTTCCACAAATACAATTGCCGGGCACAGAGAGACTATTGGGATGACTGCAACCTGTCTGGAATAGCAAACATAACATTACATGATGGTCTTGTATACGATAAGACATGGAACGAACTGGCAGACACCTGCCTTAGATATTCCGCGGCAAAGGAATATATGCAGGGCAAGGTCGGAAATCTCATAAACTATGTAGAGCGGTATATGCAGTATAAACAGCTTGAGTTTCTGGTAAAGGCAGGATTTACGAAGCTGGTTGACGAAATGGTAGATCACTACTGTGGCTGGATCTCAGACGGGAATGCTGCGAATCCGGCAGGCTTCCTCGGGATATACCCAGAACGGGTGAAACTCTTACAGAGCGAACAGGGAGACACGGAGCTTTTAAGAGTCCTGCAGAGGGAAAAGAAAGCACAGGCACACTACAGCGATGAGGAACTTGAAACATACAGAATCTTCCAAAACTACGGAAGTTTGTCAACAATGCTTGAACACATGAGCATTATCAAGCTCAAGCACTACATAGAGAAAATCCCGGGTGCAGATATCGGAGCTGGAATGTGTGCAAATGCTCACGCCTGGGTGATGCAGCAGCTTAGGAGATATGGTGACTATATACACATGAGGCAGCAGTTGGGGTATGACCTTACAAACACTATATACCTTTTCCCTAAGGACCTCAAAACGGAGCATGACAAGCTGGTGCTTGAGGTGAACAAGGTTAAGGCAGACAAGCGGAAACAGGAGGTCAATGACAGATTCCCAGACATCAAGAAACATTACAGAGGTATCAGAAACAGATACTACTTCGAGAATGACGAGTATATCATCCGGCCGGCAAGGTCAGCCGCTGAGATCGTGGACGAGGGTAGAATACTTCACCACTGTGTTGGCGGTAATGACTATCTCACAAAACACAATACTGGCAAGAGTTACATCCTGTTCCTGAGATTCAAGAAAGACCAGGATGCACCATACATCACGATTGAAATAGACGACACGAAAATACTGCAGTGGTATGGAGCATATGACGAGAAACCTGATAAGGAGAACATAGACAATTTACTAAAAGAATATGTCGCATGCCTTAAGGGCACTGCAGTAGCGATCACAGCATAGGAGGGTATATATGGAATACATACAGATGACACTTGATATGTGGATGGAGACGAAGAGAAAACTCAATGCTGAGCTCCTTGGAGTCCGCCGGAGCTTCGTCAAGATCGGATACCTGCTTAGACAGATAGACGAGTCTAAAGGTTATGAGAATGACGGATATAAGTCAATAGCAGACTTTGCCAAAGGTGAATATGGCATGGAGGGATCAACTGTGAGCCGCTTCATGTCCATCAACCGAGAGTATTCGATAGATGGATACTCACAGGAACTTAAACCGGAATATGAAGACTTCAAGCGCTCACAGCTTGAAGAGATGCTTAAGCTTTCGGAGCCGGACAGAAAGATGATCACAGCAGACACGGCAAGAGCCGATATCAGAGAGCTCAAGGCATTCAACAAGGAAACACCGGCAGCAGGTGAGGCAGATGATATAGACGAACTCATAGAGCAGTTCTTTAAGGACAATAAGGCCGAGCTTGTAACAATTTATAGCAGCAACAGCATCCTGGATGACACAAGACAGATAGCTGAGATTGTTAATCCATCCGGAACCAGGTCATACAGGAAAGGGATGTATTTCCTGATGATGCATGAGAATGCGCTTAAGATCAAGAAGTTCGGCGGTGCTCCGGTTGATATGACATGGGAAGAGTTTGTCACCCGAATGATAAATATATTCGGTGAGGACTTCAACCCTCAAATATATGGCACACACTTTGGAGAGGAGGAAGCGAGTGAACAGGATAATGCAGATGTGGCAGCAGATCAGAGAGAAGAGAGCAAGAAGACAGAGGATACGTCGCTGGCACAGGAAGAAGAGATACATCACGATGTAGAGGAGGCAGTAGATGGACATAGTGAAACAGCTGGAAATACTGTATGCGGAGAGGCAGGACATAAAAGCGATGATAGTGCGGATGAAACAGCAGAGACGGGATACATCAGCACTGGAGAATCAGCTTCAGAACCTGAACGAGCAGATTCTGAAGGCGAAGAACGATCTGAAGAAGGATGCACAGCGTCTGAAAGCGATGTTGAAGGAACAGAAGTAATTGCGCCGGCGCAAAATTCCGCAGAAAGCCTAGAGGTCAAGGCACGTGAAGAGGATTATGCAGTCCTTAAAGCTGACACTCTGAGAACGCTCAGACAGATCAAGACACTTATCAGAGAAGATCACCCGGCGGATGCTCTCCGCCTAATGGCAGGAGTAAGGCACAACATGACAGAGCTTAAGGAACAGCTCCATGAATTACATGGCTGGAAGTAGAAAGGAGCGGACATGGAAGGATTCGAGATCACGGCAAGACACAATATCATCTGCCAGCCTGGCAGGCGGGTGAAAATATTATCATATGGCGGCAAAGAGAACAATGTCCCATATACAAAGTGGGTGCGGTGGACTGTAGTGAAGTCATACAGGGACTATGTGTTAATGAGGAGCGAGAAAGGTTATCATGAATGCTTTAGCCACTTTGACATAGAACAGGTGATCAGGAAGGGAGAAATCAAGTGACCAACGATGACATACTTAAGTACCTGATGGACATCAAGGACAAACAGTTATCAGCCTGTGAGCTGGCAGCAGTTGAGGGCGCTATCGATATCATAAGCGACTATGACAGAGCGGCACAGCTTTCAGGCCGGCTGACATCAGAGTACGAGACGGCAATCAAAGCCGTGAGAATGGGCGAGAATTATTTCGCCTGTCCAAGATGCGGCAAGAGGGTAGCATACAGACACACGCACTGTCACTGGTGCGGGCAGAAAATGACATGGAGGTAGAGGACATGGGAATAATAGACGCATTCACTGCAGATGCAAGGGTTGAGCTTAAAGTGAACGAACTCATGAACATTATGAGGGATGTAGGTAAGGCGGACGTCATATATAACGGCGTCAAGGCAAATGTGCCACACAAGTATTTAAGAGCCTGCATAAATGGAAATGAAGAGAAGGAGGTAGAAGACAATGTTCTTGAACGAAAAGACACTGAATGCCCTGATGAAGAAGGCATATAAGACAGATGGGCTGGTAGTAGCCCAGACGGAAGACGGCTGGGTGTATCTGGCAGGAAGATTCTGGGAAGTAGAGATCAAAAGAGAATACATCCCGAAGCAGACGCTTGCAAACATAATAGCACTTGCCGGTGAGCTCCCAGAGCCGGGAGAGAGATTCCGATCAGACAAGCAGGGCAATCAGTACGAAATAGAAATGCCTATGAGCATATATGTTGAACCTTACACCATGGGACCGCTCACCATCACAAATACGCTCCAGATAGGCACAGCCGGTACAGTTCAGAGATACCTTCAGGACACAGACACAGGAATGCTTTACTTGCTCAACGAGGCGTTTATCAACCTGAGAGAAGGCAACATTGACGAGGAACATGGAGAATATGCACCATCTGATCCGTTCTACAGCAAGGTAGGTGTGCTCTGGCAGAATAACATATGCCGCATGACAGCGACATTCCGTCACGATGAGAAGAACGAGAAGACACTGGAAGCCCTGAAAGGTGTAGACCTTACACCTTCGACACCGGAGAATATGAAATGATGTACCCTAAGCCGGTATACAAGAAAAAAAGAAAACAGCATAAGCCGTCAATCCTGCAGTTTAAAGACGGCACCTGCTATCTGTGCACAAGACTTAACGGAGACTACGGAAGGAAGCCTCTGCAGGAGCATCACATATTCGGAGGCCCAAACAGAATACACTCTGAGGCATACGGCCTCAAGGTGTATCTGTGCATAGAACATCATACTGCTGGACCGGCAGCAGTCCACAACAACGCAGACAATATGCGGAAACTTCAGAGAGACGGTCAGCGTGCATTTGAGAGAGAGCACACAAGGGTAGAATTTATGAATATATTCAGAAAAAATTATCTTGATGATGGAGATTAATACCAAATGGGAGGGAAGATGATGACAAGAATATACTTAAGCGGACCAATTACAGAAGTAAATGATTACATGTACAAGTTCGGTGACGCCGAGGAGTATCTTGAAGAGAAATACACGGATGCGGCGGTGGTGAATCCAGCACGCATCCTGTCACAGCTGCCTAAAGAATGGTCATATGAGGAGTGTATGGACATATGTCTGAGACTCCTGGATAGATGCGACACGATATATATGCTTGACGGCTGGCAGCAGTCCAAGGGGGCGAACCGTGAATATGGTTATGCGCTGGCAAAAGACATGATGATCATAAAGGAGGATTAATGACAGGAAAGAACAGTGAAGGATATTCAGATCCAACAGCGAGCATTGCGATATCAAGAGCGACAAGGAAGGAGAACAAAATGGACACAGCAAGACCGGGAGAGATATGGATAGTACAGAGCGCACAGGGAGAAAGCCCGGCGCTCATCCTCGCAGACAATGGAAGGATAGCAACATACATCAAGCTGAGAAAGGGATGGCTGAGAGAGGGATGCATAGATGATGCAGACGTAAGGATCGTATATCAGGGAAAGATGTATGCATCACCGGCAATGATACAGTACACCAGGAGCGAGAACTGCGTAGGCTATGAGAAGACAATAACAGACGCTGAATATGATGCGGTGCGTAAGGCTATAGCGGATGCGCTGGGCATCGTGCTTGCAGATGAAACAGACATGCCTGTAGCGGAGCTGTTAGAGATAGACACATCAGAGTCAGGGGAACTTAGAAACAAGATACACAGTCTCGAGGTATCGCTCGCCAGATGTGAGGGAGAGAGGGATGTGTACAAGGAGTTATTTACAAATGATCATTAGACTGGAGGATAAAGCGAATGTTGACATTACCGATCAAACGTATGTGGTTTGATATGATTGCGTCCGGCGAGAAGAAAGAGGAATACAGAGAGATAAAAGAATATTACGACAGCAGACTCCTGAATGCCTTCGGTGCAATATGCGTAGGTGATGAGGTGCTGCACAATGTTTTACCAGAGATGGATCAGGTAGAGTGGCCAGTGCCAGTGATATTCCGCAATGGATATTCAAAGGTGGCTCCTCAGATAAAGGCAATGTGTACGCTCAGTATAGGCACGGGCAAGCCAGAGTGGGGAGCTGAGCCAGGAAAGAAATATTATATATTGCACATCAAAAAAATAGAGAGGGGGCTGGAAAAGGATGAGATTAATCGATGCAGACAGGCTGACCGATTGGGTAAATGAACAAGAAAGAATTGTAACTGAAAAGTGTATTGCAGGAACAGGCGTGTACTGCATTCTGACAAGAGATGTATTGACTGCAATACGATCCAGCTTAAGAGCCTTTGGAAAGTATATAGAGGAACAGCCAATAGCATACGATGTGGATAAGGTTGTAAAGCAGTTGCATGAAAAATCTTTTTTTATTAGTGAAAAGCATGATGTTCGGTATCAAACTGACAAGCCAGGCATTTCGTATTTTTCCACAAGAGGACTAGAGGATGCAGTGAATTTATATGATGCTACTAAGATTGTGAGGCACGGCGGTTTGTCAGCAGAACCACTTCCAATGAAAGATTTTTTTAGAAAGGAGTAACGAATGAGAGAGACGAAAGATATTGAAATGAATAGCCTGGCCGTAGAGTGCGAGAACTGTATGAGTACACATAAGGTATCAGTATACATAGACTTTACCGAACCGGTTAGCTACAGAGAAGCCGAACAGTATGTTACAGAGCTTATATGTCGCGGACAGAGAGATCTTGAAAAAGAGAGCAGCAGACTTGCGGTGAGCTATATGGAAAAGAAATGTGCTACAAAATAGAGCTACAAGATAAAAATATATCAAGGGAGGAGATAGATAATGCCAAACGTAAGGCCAATCAACAAGAAGTATGGAATATCCAAGCATGCCTTTGCTACGGCATACTCATACTGCCTACAGTATAGCGAATGGAAGGCAGAGATAGAAAACAATACAGACACCTACAGAAGCCCACAGGTTACAGGGATGCCTACTGGGTCAGGTGGTGGCTCAGACGCGACAGCAGACGCTGCAATGAGAAGGGCTGAGCTGATCGCTAAGGTGGCATTGGTTGAGGATACAGCCAAGGCAGCAGTCACCGGATATGATGAGATATATCCGTATCTCCTCAGATATGTAACAACAGAAGGTTGTACATTCCGCATGATAGACCAGCAAGGTGTACCTTGTGGCAGAACATTGTTCTATGAAATCCGACGCAAATTTTATTACATGATGGCAAAAAAAATATAAAGTGCGGTACTCGGAGGACAAAAAAACAGATATAGTTATATCATCGCCAAATGAGGATAAGCCCTCAAACATATATATGAGCTCCGGGAGACCGGAGCTTTTGTTGTGGAGAAATGTATGAAAGCTGATGAACTTAAGAAGTGGATAGAGGAATTGATAGACAAGGATGAACTGTGGAGGTTCTACAAGTCAAAAGAGTGGAGATCACTCAAGGATAAGATTCTAAAGGAGAATCACTACGAATGTGCCGAGTGTAAGAAGCGAGGAGTCATCACCAGATACGATGTGGACGACGAAGGCAACAAGCATCTGCTCAGCACGGTACACCATGTACAGTTCGTTCGCAAGCATCCAGCTCTGGCACTCAGCAGGACATATACATATGGTGGCAAGACATATCAGAACCTTATACCGGTATGCAAGGCGTGCCACAACAAGCTCCACCCTGAGAAGTGGAAGAAGAATGGATATAAACACAACGATGAAGAACATTTCGTGAATGAAGAACGCTGGTAGAGTACCCCCCACCCCCTATTACCCTGATTTTGGAGAGGGGAAAGCAACGGGGGAATGGACACGACAAAACATCCTCGCGCACGCACGCGAGAAAAAAGTGAGGTGAGATCAAAAAATGGCACAGCAGTCGCAGGCAAAAATCAGAGAGTCACTCATGGCACAGCTCAGAGCCAAGGGTGCAGATGTATCACATTTTGAGGCGCTAGTTGATGATTACATGGAATATTGCAAGCTGATCAAGAAGATGAAGGCTGATATCAAGAAACGAGGTATGACATATACGGCCACATCGGCAGCAGGCAAGGAGTACGAGAAAGATAACCCGAACGTCAAGCTCCTGCCGCAGTACACGAGAAGTCAGCTCGCCATTTTGAAAGAACTCGGACTCACAACAGACAAGATAGCGGAGGACGACGGCGATCTTTAGAATTGACAACATACCGGAGATTCAGGAATGGATAGATATCGTTGAACAGGGCACCTATAAATGCTGCAAAGACCAGGAAAACCTAGTCGCACACGTTAAATGGTGCTTTGAGAATGAGCCAATTCACGTTGACACGGAACAGTTACAAAAGTATATGCACTTGTGCGAGCAGTATGTGCCATTTGAACTGTTCCCGTGGCAGCGTTTTGTAATAGCATTACACGATTGCACATACTGGGATGACACTGGAATGCCAAGATGGCCGGATCTCTTTACCATGATCGGAAGAGGCGCCGGAAAAGATGGAATGATAGCAATTGAGAGCTTCCTGCTCTCGTCTCCATATAACGGCATCCGTGAATATGATGTTGATATTTGTGCAAATAACGAGGATCAGGCAACAAGACCAGTTAAAGATTTAACCGGATTTTTTGAAATGCCAGGGATCATCAAAAAAATACACAGGTTCTATAGCTGGACTAAGGAAAAGATAGTAAGTCTTAAGACGAAGAGCACTATCATCGGCAGGACAAACAGCCCAAAGGGCAAGGATGGACTCCGATCAGGAATAGTCATATTCAACGAGATCCACCAGTATGAGAACTATGCAAACATAGATGTATTTACAACAGGCCTTGGCAAGAAGGAACATCCTCGCCGATCGTATTACACAACAAACGGAGATGTAAGGGAAGGACCTCTCGACGACCTTATAGCGGATTCAGAGGGTATTCTCTATAACGGAGAGGATGATAATGGCTTATTGCCATTTATTTGCCGCCTGGATGATGTGAAAGAGGTTGACAATGAAGATAACTGGACAAAGGCAAACCCATCACTGCCGTATTTGCCAAACCTTTTAGCTGAGATCAGAAAAGAGTACAGGGACTGGAAGAAGAACCCGGATCGACTTCCGGCATTCATGGCAAAGCGAATGAACCGCCCAAGTGGACACAAGGAATGCGGCGTTACAGACTGGGAGAATATCAAGGCTACCAACCAGGAGTTACCGGATCTTAAGGGATGGAACTGTACCGTTGGGATAGATTACATGAAGACATCAGACTGTGCAGCCGTGAATTTCCATTTTAAGCAGGGAGACCAGAGATATGATATCAATCATGCCTGGTTATGCTCAGCATCAAAGGATATACCGAGAATACAGGCACCATGGAAAGAATGGGTAAAGTCGGGGAAACTGGACTATGTGGACGATGTGGAGATACACCCATCCGTTATTACCAGTTACATACAGGAGATGGGAAGACTTTACAACATCACTAAGGTGGCAATAGATAATTATAGATATGCACTGATGTCTGATGCACTTGACAAGATAGGCTTCTCTAAAGAGAGAGGCAACCTCATATTGATCAAACAGATAGACATCATGAAGATAGTTCCGGTGATAGATCATTGTTTCATCAACCATTACTTTCATTGGGGCGATGATGTTGTCCTCAGATGGGCGACAAACAACACTAAAGTAATCAGATATGGAAGAGACCAGGGAGCCGACAAGGGCTCCTTTGTTTATGCCAAGATTGAAGCCCGGTCGAGAAAGACCGATCCATTCATGGCGCTTGTAGCGTCTATGATACCAGAGGCAGAGATCAAGGAAAGGCCGCAGTATGTAAGGCTGGGAGTCATAAAGATATAGGAGGTAAGACATGGGAGTATTCCGGAATTTTATCGAGAGGATAATCCCGCTGACCAAGAGGGCAGCAGACGGAACAATAATCATAGATATACCGGCATCACTGTATTACAAGGAACTAGCAATATACACAGCGACATCGCTCATAAGCAATGCTATATCCCGATCGGAGATCCGTTGCTATGAAAATGGCAAGCCGGTGAAGAATCGTGATTACTATCTGCTGAATATATCTCCGAACGCGAATGAAAACAGTTCAATATTTTGGCACAAGGTCATCAATAACATGGTCCGAAAAGGTGAGGCTCTTGTAGTGGATGCTGCAGGAGCTCTGTACTGTGCAGACGGCTATACAAAGCAGAGAGACCAGCCCATCAAGGGTGATGTGTATGCCAATGTGTCCGTGGGAACCTTTACGTTTAACAAGGTATTCACGATCAAGGACTATTACCTATTCGCGCTGGACGACATCAACGTGCACCAGCTCATAGATGGCTTGTATGAGGACTATAGCAAGATGCTGACAGCAGCATCAAAAGCATTTCGGAACTCTAACGGACAGAAGTATAAGCTACATATAGATGGCGTGAGGGCTGGAGATGCAAAATTCCAGAAAGATTTTGAGGAGTATGTAAAAAAACAGATAACTGATTACATATCATCAGAGAATGCGATATATCCAGAGTTCGATGGATATGATCTCGAACCGGACAAAGGCGCAAATGTTAAGACATCAGATGATTACCTGAAGCTTCGGGCAGATCTGTTCAAGATGGTTGCCTCGGCATTTCATATTCCGGAATCAATGATGTCCGGAAATATAACAAGCATGAAAGAGATTGTTGGAGCGTTCCTTACGTTCGGAGTGGATCCTTACGCAGATGCCATAACATCCACGCTCAATAAGCGAGGAGATGTGGATAACTATCTGAAAGGCAACTATTATGTGGCAGACACAAGCCGTATACAGCACAGAGACCTCTTCGACGTAGCGGCGAGTGTATCAACACTCATAGGATCAGGCGTGTACTGCATAGATGAGACCAGAGAGGAGCTTGGAAAAGAACCACTGAATACAGATTGGTCGAGAAAGCATTTCATAACGAAAAACTTTGAAGAAATAGACAGATTCCTTAAGGGAGTAGCGGAAGGAGGTGAAGGAAAGAGTGAGTAAAAAAGTATTTTATCAGATAACCAGGGATGACGATACGAGAACAGCAGATATCAACATATATGGTGATATCACAGGAAGTGCCGAGATTATTAGAAGCTGGATAGGCGACGATGGCAGCGTATCAGCGAGGGACATCAAGAGCGAGATAGACGGCCTTGACGTGGACACGATCAATGTCTACATCAACAGCTACGGCGGCGAGGTAGCCGAGGCTCTTGCAATATACTCAGCGCTTCAGAGACATAAGGCACAGGTACACACATACTGTGATGGCTTTGCCTGTTCCGCTGCTACGATCATATTCTGTGCCGGAGACGTCAGGACTATGGGCTCTATAGCTCTCATGATGATCCACAATTGTATGTCATACATTGGCTATGCAAACAGTGAGGAGATGCGCAAGGCAGCCGAGGACAATGACAAGATCAACCAGTCCAGCATCGAGGCATACAAGAAGGTCAGCAACCTCTCAGAGGACGAGATTAAGCAGATGATGAACGCTGAGACCTGGCTCACAGCGCAGGAGTGTCTTGACTATGGATTCGCAACGGAGATAGCCGGTGATGACGATGAAGAGGATGAGGAGACACAGCAGAGTGCCATGGCATCTATACATGACGCCATTCTTGGATACAAGCCTGACATGAAGAGGTTCTTTGAAGAGCAGACATTAAGGCTTGACCAGATACAGAAGACTATAGACCAGATGAGTAAGGAGAGTGATCCGTCACATCTTGACGGTCAGGAACAGACTGACAATTTCTTACAGAAATTCTTTAAAAATTTATCATAACAGGAGGAAGAAAGAATGTACAAACCAGGTTCTAACCCTGCTATTAAGCAGGCAGTTGACGCCATGAATACAGCAATGGCATCAGGAGACAACGACGCTGCGCTGGCAGCGTTTGAGCAGTTCGGACAGGCGGTTGCTGATACCGTCAGAGAGGAGTTCCAGTCGGCAAATGGTGATAATGCCGTACTTGCACAGAGAGGATTCAGGGTGCTCACCGCAAGCGAGACTAAGTTCTACGAGAAGGTAATCGAGGCAGGCAAGGCAAAGACTGTTCAGACCATGAACGGACTTCTCACACCTGAGGTAATGCCTCAGACTATCATTGAGGATGTATACAAGCATCTCATTGAGGAGCATCCGCTCTTAGACAAGATCAACTTCGTATCAGTTCAGTATCTTACTTCGTGGATCCTGAACGATCACACTGTAAACACAGCCGTATGGGGCGAGGTAAATGATGAGATCACAAAGCAGATCACATCAGCGTTCAGAACTGTCAAGATGGCAGAGAACAAGCTGTCAGCCTTTGCAGTGATCGAGAAGGATATGCTCGACCTTGGCCCTGTGTTCCTCGATGGATACATTAGGACATTCCTTCAGGAAGCCCTTGCTACAGCTCTTGAGAAGGCTATCATCTCGGGAACAGGACACAACCAGCCGATCGGAATGGATAGAGACATTCACCAGGGCGTATCTGTCAACACATCTACAGGATATCCGAGAAAGACTGCTGTCAAGATAAAGTCATTTACGCCGAAGGACTATGGCGAGATCCTTGCGAAACTGGCAGAGACAGAGGTGTGGTACACCAATAACACAAGTGGAGAGATTACAGCAGCAACTACGGCGGCGAACGAGGACGGTAGCGCTAAGGATGGATATACAAAGCATGGTGGACGCACAAGAGTGTTCGATCAGGTTACACTTATCTGCAACCAGAAAGATTATCTGGAGAAGATCATGCCGGCCACTACTGTAATCACAGCGGCCGGAACATACGCCACAAATCTGTTCCCATTCCCAACTGACGTAGTACGTTCAGCCGAGATGGCCACAGGTGAGGCTTTGCTCGTACTCCCTGAGGAGTATTTTGCAGGACTTGGATCATCCAAGGAGGGAATTCTTGAGTTCTCAGACGAGTTCAAGTTCACACAGGATCAGAGAGTATTTAAGATCAAGCTCTACGGCAACGGCAAGGCATACGATAACAGTGTGGCTATCCTGCTTGACATATCAGAGCTTGAAGCCGCTTATGTCATGATCAAGGCAGTAGATGTTAATGTGACAACACAGGCAGCATCATCATAAGGAGTGAGTACACATGCTTGATAAGAACAATATGCCAGAAGAGTTTGTAACAGATGTCAAAAGACACCTGCAGATCACCTGGAATGATCCGGATACAACCGAGAGCCTTATCAGCATGATGCTTGATGGGGAGATAGAGCTTAATCACTTGTTTGGAGCGGAACTTGACTATTTCGCTCCGGGCTTGGCTCACAGGCTCTATCTCTCATATATGCTGTACGCATACAACAAGGCACTTGATGAGTGGGAAGGAGCCTACAGAGCGGACATCCTGAAACTACAGCATATCTGCAGAGTGAAGGAGGCTAGAAATGCTAAAGAGCAGGTTTAGTAACTACAATGATGGCATTGTTTACATTGTTAAAAAGAAACAAAAGTCAACAGACTTTAACGCTGCCAAGAATGCGCTCAGCCGAGATGATCTTGAAGAGGTGGTCAAGCTTGCATATGAAGAGAAGAGCAAGAGAGACGAGGACATCGAGTTCGCATCGAGCCAGGGCAGGACACTCTCTTTAAAAATAAAGACAAGATCATACAAGGTGGATCCTACATTAAAGGCCATAGCAGGTGACACGCTCTACAGCATCATCAAGCTGGATCACGACAGGGCAAAGCAGGAAATGTACATATATCTTGAAGAGGAAAGGAAGTTAAGCGATGGAGTCAATACCTGAAGAAAGAGAACAGGCAGAATCAATACTTGACGAGACAAGAAAGACTCTTGAAGAGCTTGCCAGATCAAGCGATGTGCCGATGGCAGGGGCATATTACGGCACTTGTACAGCGGATCATCTGGACGAATGGAATTACTTTGTCTTTAACAGGACAAAGACTTCAAAGGCATCAAACCGGTGCGATCTGCAGACCAGATATGAGGTGCATATCATTCATGAGAACTGTATCCCTGAGGGGTATGTGCAGACTGTTATTGATGCGATTGAGGCACAGAGCACACGTTGCGCCGGCGCAAAAATGAAGGCAACATCAGACGATATCCCGTATGAATACATCACGAAGGGCAACACAGATGTGGTTGTTGAGGTGGCAACTATTACGTTCGTACACCCGGAAAAGAGGGTGTAAATGGGAGTTAGATCAGAATGGTTCAAGCTGGAGGGCGATGTTGTCTTAGATGATCTTATTGATTCATATAAGGATGACGGAATAAGGGTCATCAACGATGTTCTTCATAATGAGGGCGCTGACGTCATTCAGAAGAACATAGCGAGTATCCTGCCAGTATCAGGAAGAAACTGGAACAAGAAGAAGAAACCGGCAAGTGTAGCGAAGCCATTTGAACACAGAGACAGCTTACTAGCAGTTACGATAGCGTCAAGAGGCTCCTATCATTATCTGTATTTTCCTGACGATGGAGAAAACACAAGGAGACATGCTGGTGGCCAGCACTTCATGATGCGTGGAGCAGAAGAATCATCAGATAAAATCATAGAAATATGCCTGGGAAAACTTCTGGGCGACTAGGAAATCCTAGAAAGGAGAGAAAAAATGACAAGCAATGTTTTTTCGGAATTCGAAATAATTGAACAGTACATCAAGATAGCTGAAAATAAATCGTTTGAAAATATGAACTGTGTTGGCTCAAGCGAGGAAGAGCTTGGAGTCAAAACTATAACGAAGAAGTGTAGAGGCAAAGTAGCCAAGAAAAGAACTCGTGGTACAGGAGACGGCACATTAAAGCAGTCGCTGCATGTACCACGCAGCGTTTACAATGAGATATACAACATGGTGAGAAAGGAACTCGCCAAAGGTGTATATGCCTATGGCGAGAACAGTAAGCATCCCGAGTTCTCACTGACACAGAAAGTGTTAGATGAGGACGGCAACATAAAGTTTAAGGCATACCCTAGATGTATTTTATCGTCGGGACCATCAAGGAAGATCGAAAACGGAGCGGAAGAAGTGGCCGAGTTGGAGATGACCATTGATCTGATGCCGGATGAGAATGGTGAATGCATGTACGAGGCGCTTGAGAGTGAGCTTGAAAGCGAAGAAATCAAGCAGCAGTGGCTTACTAACTTCTCGCTAGAACTTGTAAAGGCAGTATAAGAGATAAGAGCACCCGCAAGGGTGTTCTTTTTTGTAGGAGGAAATAAATGGTATACCACAAATTACTGATGGCGGATGGAAGATTTGAAAACGTGACACTCAATCTTGGCGCTATAGCAGAGCTTAACAAGAGAAATAAGCCGCTGGCAGATGAATATTTTGCCAAGTACAAGGAAATGCAGAAGAAGGGCGAAGACTTCAACGAGCTTGACATGGCGAAGTTCATCTACATTGCCTACGCATGCGCACATCTTGATGAAGATATCCCATCGTTTGAAGAATTCCTAACCGAAGTTACAGACGATAGGGAGGAACTTGGAACGACGTTTGAGAATCTGTTCAATTCCGCGAAAAAAAAACGGGATTCCGTGATGCATTCCGGAAAGCCACGAAGGAGAAAGAACGGTCGATAAAATTACCCAGGTTTGAGCTGGAGGACATAGAGGACTACTACACGTATTATGTGTTGATCCTCGGAATCCCGGAAAAAACATTTTACGACAGCGACTTAAACTTTCTGTCGGCGGTTGCAGCAAATAAGGCAGCCTATGACGGATGGATGAACTACGCAGTGAAGAAGGCAGGTGAGAGACGTGGCTAAGAAGAAGAGCGAGGCAAGCGTCAAGTTTACAGCAGACACAAAAGAATACACAGCGAACCTCGATTCGGCAAGGAATACAACGAAGAATCTGAAGGCAGAGCTTAAGCTTGTCGAGGCGCAGTTCAAGAATACTGGTGATGAGGGCGAGTATTATACCCAGAAACAATCAATACTTGAGAGACAGCTTGAGGCTAACCAGCAGGAGCAGGAAGCCCTTACAAAGAAGCTTGAGGCTGCAAAGGCCATATATGGCGAAAACAGCGTTGAAGTTGACAAGTGGGCGAGGGCAATACTGAGCTCACAGACACAGGCAGAGAGGCTCAAAGGTCAGCTCGCCAACCTTATACCGGAAGTAGATGAGAATGCACAGGCTATGGCAGAGCTCGACAGCGCCATGGCGGAGTCGGACAGCACAACATCACAACTCACCGCCAAAATGAAACTTGCAGAGGCTCAGTATAAAGCTACCGGTGACGAGGAGGAATACCTCAGCCAGAAACAGAAGCTCCTTGAACAGGAGATAGAGGCGAGTAAGCGAAAACAGGAGACCCTCACGCAAAAGCTGGATCTTGCTAAAAAGGCATATGGTGAGAACAGCGACGAGGCAAGAAAGCTAGCGACACAGCTCACTAACACACAGACCAACACAGTGAAGCTGCAGACTGAGGCTAAGAACCTGAGCAATGCTCTTGAAGAGAATGTGCAGGATCTTGAGGCAGCAGGCGAAAGTGCGAAAGAGGCAGGCGAAGGCTATACTGTTGCGAAAGGAGCGATGGCAAACCTTGTGAGCGATGGCATCAAGGGGCTTGGCTCTGCGTTGTCAGAGATCGGAACGGACTCAGATGCAGCAAGTGCGAGATTTGCGGCTGCTACAGGCACAGCGGCTGACTCCATGGATGAATACAACCAGGTCATGCAGGAGATATACAAGGATAACTTCGGAGAAAGCCTCACAGATATAGCCGAGAAGATGACAAAGGTGAAGGAAGTAACTAAGGAAGTTGATCCATCTAAGCTTAAGACTCTTACCGAGAACGCTATAACGCTTGAGGACACATTCGGCATGGATATGACAGAAACCCTCAGGGGCGTCAATTCGCTCATGAGTCACTTCGGACTTTCGTCTACAGAAGCATTCGACCTCATGGCAAGTGGCGCACAGCAGGGACTTAACTACACCGACGAGCTTGGTGATAATGTGTCAGAATACGCTGGAAAGTTCGCAGAGGCCGGGTACACGGCTGATGAGTATTTCCAGTTGTTAAAGAATGGTTCAGAGGGCGGTGCATATAACCTGGACAAGGTCAATGACGCCATTAACGAGGTAACGACAAGACTTGGAGATGGAACTATTGCGGACACCATGACACAGATCGATGAGAAGACCGGAGAGGTCAAGGACGGCACAGGTGTGTGGAGTCAGAAGACTGAGGAACTGTTTGCCAAGTGGCAGACAGGCGGAGCAACACAGAAGGAAGTAGTCTCTTCAATAGTTGCAGATATCCAGAATGCCAAGACGGAACAGGACAAGATGAACCTGGCCGCACTTGCGTTCGGAACAATGGCAGAGGATGGTGGCACACAGTTCATTCAGAGCATCTCGTCAGTCGGCGACAGCTTCAGCGACACCAAGGGCAAGATGGACGAGGTGGCCAACACAAGATATGACGATGTGGGCAGTTCACTTGAAGGACTTGGCAGAACTCTAAAGCAGGATATTATACAGCCAATAGTGACTGAAGCAATACCCAAAGTGACAGAGATTATTGAAAAGGTATCTACAAATGTCCCACTTATTGTTCAGAAACTCCAGGAGATGCAACCTATAATAACAGCTATAGCAGTAGTTATAGGAGTGTTAACAACAGCAATGGCAATCCAATCAGCAGTCACAGGAGTTAAGGCAGCGATGGAGGCGGCAGAGACCACTACACTGTGGGGACTTGTAGCGGCACAGATAGCAGCACTCGCACCATACGTACTGATAGCGGCAGCTATAGCAGCTGTAATTGCGATCATAGTTCTATGTGTTAAACACTGGGACGAGATCAAACAGAAGGTCATAGAAGTGGCTCAAATACTGAAAGAAAGGATGGCG